AGCCGTATCCGAGCGCGAACAAGCCCGCCACGAAGGCGTCAGCCCGTCGCTAATCCATCGCTGGCGCAAGCGAGGGATGCCCGCCGACTTGGAGGGGGGAAGCCTGTGGCGTCAGCGTAACGCCGCCCGAGGCGGTAGCCGCCCCTCTGCTGCGCCCGTTACCGCACCGAGGGTGGAGACGCCACCCGCGCTGACCCCAGCCCCACAGACGCCAGAGGAGCCCGAAGACCCAGACGCGACCAAGCAGGCTGTCGAGCTTGCCGAGCGCCCGGAGGAAATCGTCATCGGGGAACGCTCGTGCCAAGAAACGCTCAAGGCGTTGCGGTCATCGCGTCAGTATTGCCAAAGCCGCATTGCCGCCTGTCACAAGCGCGGAGACGAGGCAATGGCCCGCCAGTGGGTGCAGACCCTCAACAACATCGTCTCCCGCCAAGCCGCGATGGAAGACCGCTTGCGCGACATCTTGGAGCGGGACGCCAAGACCATGAGCGTCGAAGCCGCCGAACGCACCTACCGCCAAGTCTTCACCGACCTACGCCAGAAGCTACTGGCCGCACCCGCCGCTCTTGCCGCGCAACTCAATCCGAACGATCCGATCCATGCCCAGGGGATCATGGAGAATTGGGTGCGCCTGCTTTTCAAAGAAACTCATGAAGGACAACGACAAGAAAATTGAACAAGTCGCCACGGCATTGCTGGTGCCGTATGCGAAGAACGCCAAGAAACACGACGCCGCGCAAGTCGCCGCCATCGCCGGAAGCATCCGCGAGTTTGGCTTTAACAACCCCGTGCTGATCGACGCCGACAACGGCATCATCGCCGGACACGGGAGGGTGCTGGCCGCGCACCAGCTTGGCCTTGAGGCGGTGCCGTGCTTGCGCTTGACGCACTTGAGCGACACGCAAAAGCGCGCTTACATCTTGGCTGACAATCGGCTGGCCGAACTTGGCGGCGGATGGGATGCCGAGATGCTTGCCGCCGAGCTTGAGGCGCTATCGGCAGAGGGGATCACGATGGAGGAGATCGGCTTTGATGCCGACGCGCTGGAAGAGTTAGGCGCGGGGCTTGATGACGAAGGCAACCCCGAAGCGGACGCCGAGCCGCAGATCGACAAGGCCGAAGAACTCCGCGCCAAGTGGGGCGTTGAGCCGGGGCAGCTTTGGGAGCTTGGGGATCATCGGTTGCTGTGCGGGGATAGCACGAAGAAGGAAGATGTGGAAAAGGCGCTGGGGGGGGCCTCACCTTTGCTCATGGTTACTGACCCACCCTATGGCGTCAGCTACGACGCAAGCTGGAGACTTGAAGCAGGAGTAAATAAACCGTGGCAAACGAGAGCCGAGGGCAAGGTTGAAAATGATGACCGCGCGGACTGGAAAGAGACGTGGGAACTTTTTCAAGGAAGCGTGGCCTACGTCTGGCACGGCGGATTGCACGCCGCCCAAGTTGCAAAAAATCTTGAAGAGGCAGGCTTTCAAATACGCAGCCAGATCGTCTGGTCAAAGCCGTCTCTTGTTATGGGTCGGGGCCACTACCACTGGCAGCACGAGCCGTGTTGGTATGCCGTCCGCTCTGGAAGGACTGCCGAGTGGGGAGGAGACAGGAAGCAGGCCACAATATGGAACATCGCAAACATGCATCGAACGCAAGGCAGTGTTGATGACGGTAAGACATTTCACTCCACGCAAAAGCCCGTCGAGTGCATGGCCCGCCCGATCCGAAACCACGACAGCGAGTTTGTCTACGAACCCTTCAGCGGCAGCGGCACAACCATCATAGCCTGCGAGCAACTTGGCCGCAAATGCCGCGCCATCGAGATCAGCCCCGCCTATGTCGCCGTGGCCCTGCAACGCTGGGCCGATGCCACGGGCAAGACGCCGAAGCTGGTGGCATGACGCTAACGCAGCAACTCGACCGCAGCCTGCGCGATGTCTTCGCGCCTGTGGACACGCGCCAAGTCTGGCAATGGGCCGAGGACGAGATCGTCCTTTCCCGCCGTCAAACCGAGACACCGGGGCCGTATTCGACGCTGCTCACGCCCTACGTCCGCGAGCCGTTGGAATGTTTTAGCGATGCCCGCGTAACCGACCTCGCGCTTTGCTTTGGAACGCAGACCAGCAAAACGACCATCGTCATGATCGGAACAGCATGGCGCATGAGCAACAATCCTTTCCCGACACTTTGGGTGATGCCCACGGAAAGCATGGCGCGCTCGTTTTCCGAGAACCGCTGGCAACCGATGGTCGATGACTGCCGCCCATTGGCCGCGCTGAAGCCGCACAATACGCATCGCTACAAGACGCTGGAGCAGCAATTCAAAGACGCCACGCTGACCTTCGTCGGTTCAAACTCGCCCTCAAATCTGGCTTCGCGTCCTGCTGGGTTGTTGGTCATGGACGAAACGGACAAGTTTGCCGAGGCCACGGAAAAGGAATCCTCTGCCGTAGCCTTGGCCGAGAATCGCACCAAGAGCTACACAAACGCGCTGCGGGTCAAGACCTCGACACCGACCACGCCAGACGGCGAAATCTGGACGGCATTTCAATCGGGCGATCAACGCTATTACTACGTCCCGTGTCCGCATTGCGGCAACAAGCAACGGCTGGAGTTCTCACAGGTCAAATGGGACAAGGAAGCCAAGATCGACGGCAAGTGGAACGAGGACGCTGTGCGCGCTTCGGCTTACTACGAGTGCGCGGCTTGCCAAGGCAAGATCACGGACGGTCACAAAACCAAAATGCTGCGCGAGGGGGAATGGCGCGCAACGAATCCCGCCGCGTCGGCAGGACGCCGCAGCTATCACCTCAACTCGCTTTATGCGCCGTGGCGCTCCTGCGGATTTGGGGAATTGGCGGTCAAGTTTTTGCATGGAAAGGACACGCCTGCCGATTTGCAGGACTTTAACAACTCGACGCTGGCGATTCCTTACGCCCCGATCGACGTGAACGTGCGCGAGGACAAGGTGCGGGAATGCCGCGACCCAGCGTGCCTATGGCAAAAAATCCCACCGCATTGCCACGGCTACAATCTTGCCTATTTGTTTCTTGGCGCAGACCCAGGGCAGCACCAGACGCATTGGGTTGTTTCTGCCGTAAGCACATCGGGCGAAATTACTCCGATTGATTGCGGCACGGTTTTATCGCCCGAAGACCTTGTGCAATTTGTGCAGGAAGACAACCCGGCACGGTTGGCCTACAAAGACGCGGCAGGCAACACCCTCCACATTACACGCGGGTTGGTGGACTCTGGCTATCTCACCGAGCGCGTTTACAACGTCTGCTACTCGACGGCCCCGGTGTTGTGGCCCAGCAAGGGAAGCGAGGCGGCGTTTGGCAAAGACCCGGTTCGCTACACGCGCCTGCAATCGCCAGCAGGACTTGGCCTTTACACCTACATCGACCACGAAATCAAAACGGAGTTTTACGATTGGAAGATCAACCGCCGCCGAGCGCCGTTGTTTCGACTGCCAATGGACGCACCCGAATCGCTCATATCAGGACTGAGCGGCCAGCAACTTATCACGAAGCGCACGGTGGGCGGGACGGCCCAAACATGGAAGAAGTTGCCGAATGACCACTACGGCGATTGTTGCAAGCTGGCGCTGGTCGGATGGCAAGTGCTGAAAGACCATTTTGCCGAGCGGGCACAACCTTTGACAGCCGACGCCCAAGCATGACCTCCGAGCTTGCTGGCATCCGCAAATTCTTGAAGCGCACCAAGACGCTTTCCGAATTGCAGACGATGGCGACTGCGCTGTTCGCCTCGGCGGAAAGCGAAGTGGTCATCACCTCGACAGGCTTTGAGGGTGGCAGCACCAGCGGCCAGGCCAAGCGTTACAGCAAGGCCGACATCCTAAACTTGGTCGAAGACTTGATCGAAGACCTCGCCCCCTCTGCCGAGCCCACGAAAGTCCGCAGCGCGGGCATGGTTTACGCCGATTGGTCGGAAGCGCCCGTGCGCCTGTGATTTGACAGACCGCCGCAGGCGTGGCGGAAATTCAAACGAAATCAAAGCGCGGCGGAGCGCGCCCCGGAGCAGGCAGGCCACGCAAGCCCGATGCCAAAAATGCAGCCTATGAGGCGGGCGAACTTTATCAGCCGGGCAGGACGTTCATCTATATGCCCACGGTGGAGCCGCGCAACGAGCTTACCAACGGCACGCGGGTCAACATCATGCGAAAGGCGCGCTGGCTCTACAACAATGTGGGCCTTGCCGCCCGCGCCGTGGATGGCGTGGCGCGTTATGTCTGCGGCACAGGCATCATCCCCGCCGCCCGCACCTCAGACGATGCATGGAACAAGCAGGCTGAAGAACTTTTTGAGGATTCGGTAGGCCGCGAGGCGTTCGGCTTCGACGCGGGCGGTCAGGTCAATTTCTACGAAGCGCAGTCTTTCATCATCCGCCACGTTGCTATCGACGGCGACTTTTTCGGGCAGTTCATCAAAAGCGAGAGCGGGCGCGCTTTGGTTCGGTTCATGGGAGCGGAGCAAGTGGGCAATGCCTCGACCCCGCTGGCGCAAGACGAATGGCAAGACGGCGTGCGGACTGACCGCTACGGCAGACCGACACAATACCGCATCCTTGGCAGCGCCGACGCGCAGCGTTTCACCGATGTTTCTGCCGATGACATCCTGCACTTCCGCCGCCCTGTCCGCATTGGCTACACGCGCAGCCCGTCATGGTTGGCCCGCGCAGCCCTACATCTGCACGACATGGCCGATATCGTCAGCTTCACCAAGCAGACGTTTAAACTGGCAAGCCAGCCCGCCTTTATCATCGAGTCGCCCGACGCCATGCAGATTGGCATGGGGGCCGCGCTCAAAAAGCAGGATGCTTCCACGGGCAGCGTGACACTCGACAAGCTCTACTCGCAATCGGGCGTGGTGCAGTTGCCCCCCGGAAGCAAGTTGCAGCAGTTCAAGAACGAACACCCCGGCAACAACTTCCAGCAGTTCCTCGATTTTCTCGCCCGCGACATTTCTTGGGGCATCGGCGTATCGCCCGAAATGCTTTGGTCGGTGGCCGGGATCGGCGGGGCCAATACTCGCTATGTGCTGGCCGACGCACAGGTCTTTTTCTCCGAATTGCAGGAGTGGCTCATCAATCAGTTTTGCCGCCGCTTCTGGAAGTATTGGGTCTGGTCGGAGATCCAAGCGGGACGCCTACCGCTGCGTGACGATTGGTGGAGGGTGGATTTCATTCCGCCCGCCCGCGCCACGGTGGACTTTGGCCGCGACACCAAGGCGCTCTTGGAGATCGTCCGCACAGGCGCAATGTCCACCCGCCGCTTTGCCGAGATGCACGGGCTGGACGAAGAGGCCGAAGAAGATGCGGCGATTGCTGCCGCTGTTCGCCGCAAAGAAAAGTGCGAGGCCGCAGGGTTGAGCGTCACGGACGTATTCCCGCCCGCGCCCGGCTCTCCTATCACCGCGCCACCTTCGGGGTCGCAACCCGGCATCGACGCTGCGGACGAAGAGGACGCAACGGACGGCGGTTCGACCCCGCCCGACTCCACGCCCGACGTTTGACACCCGCGAGGGTGCATGACCCAGAAGTGGTATGCGTTTAAAAACTCTTCCGACAAGAGCGGCGAGGTTGAGCTTTCTATCTACGACGAAATCGGTGCGTTCGGCATCGGCGCAAAAGAGTTCATCGCAGAACTGCGCGAATACAAAGGCCAGCACGTCCACGTCCGCATCAACTCCCCCGGTGGAGAGATCATTGACGGAAGCGCCATCGCCAACGCGCTAAACCGCCACGAAGGCGGCGTCACCGTCCACATCGACGGTCTCGCGGCTTCGATGGCGAGCTACATCGCCATGTCGGGCAAGCCGACTTACATGAGCGAGAACGCGCTGCTCATGATCCACAACCCGTGGACGCTCGCCGCTGGCGAAGCTGACGATCTTCGCAAGCAGGCCGACTTGCTCGACACCATGAAGTCCACGCTGGTGCGCGGCTACCAGCGCAAGAGCGGGATGCCCGCCGAAGAGATCAGCCGACTCATGGACGAAGAGACATGGCTGACGGCGCTGGAAGCCACCGCGCTCGGCTTTGTGGACGCCATCGAGGACGGCATTCCTGCCGCCGCGAGCGCCAAGGATTTGCGCCACAGGTTTGACACTTTTGCAAGGCGCATGGACGAATCCAACTCCGTCGCCACCGAAACCGAAGTCGCCGCGCCTGCGGTCGAAGTCGCCGTTGAGGAAGCGCCCGCCGCAGTCGAGGCCGAAGTCGCCGCGCCCGAAACCACCGAAGAGCCCGCCGCCGAAGAGGCCGCGCCCGAAGCCAAGGCCGACGATTCCGCTGAAAAGCTCGCCGCGCTGGAAGCCGAGAAGGCCGAAGCCATCGCCCGCGCCGAAGCTGCCGAGGCCGAGCTTTCCAAAGTCAAAGACGCTTTCGCCGCGCTGGAGAAATCCGCAGGCGTTTCCGCCGCAACAGTCGCCCCGGTTGCCAAGTCCGAAGAGTCCGACCCCGTGGCGCAGTGGATGGCCGCAGTCGAGGCCAAGGACTTCGCGGCCAGCAACAAACTTTACGCCGAGCACAAAAAGGCCATCTGGGCCGCTCGCGCCTCACTTTCCAAAGCCACCAGCTAAGGAAAACCCAACAACCAACAAACCCAACCTAATCAACTAAAGATATGGCTAACGTATTCGATTCCGGGCTGGTGGTCGCCACCATCTCGCAACAGGTTCAGACAGTCTTGGCTAACCGCCTTGCTCCTCTGCGCCTTTTCACCACTGACTTCAGCAATGAAGTTAAGAAAGCAAAGGACACCATTCAGGTGCCCATCGTCTCGGCAACCAGCGCCACCGCTGTTAACCCGACCAATTTTGAACCCGGTTCCGATGTGACCGTTGGCAAAGCCACCGTCACCTTGGATCATGTGGCTCAGTTCTTCGGCATCAGCCAGAGCGACCTCGCTCTCGGCCATCGCCTTGAGAACCTCATCAAGATCAACGTGGACGCTCTGGCCGACAAGCTCTGGAGCATCGCCATTACGCCCGTGACCACGGTCAACTTCGGCGCGGCGACTGTCACCACGACCACGATCACTCCGGGCAGCGGCCATCTGGCCTCGCTGTGGAGCAAGATCAGCAAGTCCAACAACAAGGGCTTGGTCGTTACTCCGTCGATTTACTCGGCGCTCATCCCGACCAACGCGGACTTCCTGCCGCTTCAAAACGGTGCCTACGGTTTCGACCAGGGCATTTACTACGCGAACAGCTTCAGCGGTGCGGTTGCGGGCCTCGACGGCTTCGCTTGCTCACGCGAGGCAGTGTGCGTTGCCTCGGCCAAGCCGATGATCGACCCTGCGGTTTCCTCGCAGTTCCAGATCAGCGACCAAGTTGTCACCCTCGATCAGTTGGGTCTCAGCGTTTACTGGAACGTGTGGGGCAGCACCAACAATCGTCAGGTCAACGCCTCGATTGAAGTCATGTTCGGCGCGGCCCCCGGCCTCACGTCCGACACGATGGCTCTGGTCATCTAAGTCTGTGTGTTCATCTCCCGCCGTGTGAGTGGACGCGGCGGGAGTTTCATTTGCTCTTACGAGCAGGGGTCACGGTTCCACTCGCCGTGGCCCTTCCTTTTTGTATTCAGTGGCGAAAATTCATCTCGGCATCATTTGCGGCAACGAAGCGGAAAACATCACCCGCTTTCTCAACAGCTTTCAGCCGCACGTTGATTCCGTTTCCGTAGTCCGCGCCTGCGGCAACCAGCCGCCCGACGAGACGCTGGACATCGCCAAAGCCCGTGGCTGCATCGTGGGCGAATACCACAACGGCGAGGCAGGCAAAGATTGGCCCCACGTCGATAACTTCGCCGCCGCCCGCAACCAGACCTTTGCCCTCGCACCCGAAGGCACCGACTGGATTATGTGGGCCGATTGCGACGATCTGCTGACCCCTACGGGCGCGGAAGTCCTGCGGATGATACGCGAGGGGCATCCGATGGAAGGGGGCGCTATTTTCTCGCCCTACATCACCAACGCCAGCGGCAGCTACGCCCGCCGCGTTCGGTTGGTCAAAGCCAGCGCTTACAAACGCTGGATCAATGCCGTCCACGAGGACATCGAGACGCACGAAGGCACGGAAAACTCATGGTGCGCGGAAATGCAAGTCATGCATATGCCCGAAAACAACAAGCGCGGCAGCGTCACCCGGAACCGCAATATCTTGGAGAGCATACCGCCCGAAGAACGCACGGGGCGGGAATGGTGGTTTTTGTTTAGAGAGTGCGAGATTCAGCAGGACATCCCGACCGCGATGCACGCCGCGCTCATCGCTACCGGGCGCGACGATCTGGGCAACGAGGAAAAGTTCGTTGCCTACCAAACCATAGGCCGCTGGCTGAAGGATGTGGACGAGGCCGAGCGCCCTTTGTTGGAAGCTGTTCGCCTCATGCCGCAGCGCAGGGAAGGATATGCCGAGCTTGCCAAGCTGCACCTGGCTCGCGGCAAGGCCGACAAGGCGCTGGCCTACGCGAACGCGATGGAAGCGCAGCCCATGCCAGACGAGCCAAGCTGGACGCATGATGCTTCGCTTTACGGGTGGCGGGCGCATGACCTAAAGACGCTGGCCCTCGCCAAAGCAGGCCACACCAAGGAAGCGGAGCGCCTCCGCAAAGAATGGCTCAAGCGGTTAAAGCCCCGAATTGCCGTGGGGCATCCAGCGGGCAGAGGAGCCAAGGACATTGAAGTGCGCGATTTGTGGTTGAGCCGTGCCGCGCACCCGGAGCGCGTGGCCTACTATTTCGGCATCTGCGAGTCGGACGCTGAGATTGTCGAGCAGTTGAAGCATTACCCGCACGGATTAGCTCCCGCCGTTCCAGAGGGCCACAGCAGCGCCGTGGCGAACTACAACGCCGCCGCCCGCGCAGCCACCGCATCGGGAGCGCGCATCTTCATTATGAGTCAGTCGGACGTTTATCCGCCTCACGGATGGGACGAGCAGATTGTCCAGGCCATGCAGCCGCACATGGACGCGCCCACCGTGCTGCACGTTTCGGATGGATTCCGTGGGCCGACCGATCCGCTGATGACGATCATGTGCTACAACTGGCGCTGGTGGCTTGGCCGGGAGTGGTTGCTTTGCCCGGAGTTCGATGGCTACTGGAGCGACACGGAGTTCAGCTTTCGGGCTTACCGCGACGGGGTGGTCAAAGATGCTCGCCACATCAAATTCTTTCACGACCACCCCGCTTTTACAGGCTCGGCCTCGGATGAGGTGTATATGCGCCAGCAGAACCCAGAGGCCAACGAGCGCGGCAAAGCTATCTTCCGACGCCGCAACCCTGACGCTGAAGCAAAGGGATGGACGTGAAGCTGCAAATCCTTATCCCCACCATGCCGGGCCGCGAAAAAATGCTGGCCGAGCTTTTGTCTGTGCTAAAGCCGCAGCTAAAGAAAGGCGTTGGCTACCTGACCGATGACGGCCCTGGCACGATTGGAGCCAAGCGGCAGCGCATGATCGAGGCGGCAACCGCCGATTACATCGCCTTTGTGGACGATGATGACATGGTTGCGCCCGACTACGTTGCGCGCATCTTGCCTTGCCTTAAATCTGAGCCCGATTGCGTAGGGATCACCATGCACGTCACGATGGATGGCCGCGATTGGCATCCGTCACCCATCTTCCGCCACAGCTACCGCTTCCGAGAAAATTTCCAGTGGCACGGGCAAGACCGCACTCCGCATCATCTTTGCCCGCTAAAGCGCGCTGTGGCGCTGAAAAGCCGCTTCCCCGACCTTATGTGGGGCGAGGACTACCGCTATGCTCTCGGACTTTTGGAACACATCAAAAGCGAGGAATGGAGCGGCGACGAAGTGATTTACTTTTACCGCTACCGCAGCAAGCCCACAGACCCGCCCCCGCCCGCTGAACAACTTTGACAGAGGGGCCAAAGCAATGAACGCCGCAGCCGTGACCGAGTTTGCCAAGCTCGCCGCCAGCACCATCAAAAGCACGTTTGGCAGCACCGTGATTTTCGGCACGGCATGGAACGGCGCTCCCCGCAGCTACACTTGCGCTGTTTCGACGGGAACACCCGAACTTAACCTTGAATCGGGTGGTTTTCAGCAGCCCGTCGATTTCGTGGTGCGGGTGAGCAAAACCGATATGTGCGAAGCGCCCGAAGTGAAAAGCCCAGTGACAATCGACGGCAAAAACTACCGCGTGATCTCCGTGCGGCAAAACTTTAGCCCGCTCGCGCAGGAGTGGATCGTGGAGGTTGGCAACCCGTGAACCCGTTAGAGGTAGAAAGCGCAACGAGGGCTTATCTTGACGCATTGCAAAGCATTGGGGCTTCCGTGCAAGTGCATGGCTCTGTTTCAGCGGAAGACATGGACTTGGATCAGCAAGCCGTTGTTGTGCAATTAGAAAACGCAGAACACCGTGGGTCGCGGGCGTGGGTTGGAACTCTTTCCGTTACGGTGCGAAGCCCGGCAAGCATTGTTTCGCTTTCTGATCACAGCGCGCTTGTTGCAGCGGTTGTAGCCGCGCTTCGTGATCGCGCAGCTTTAGTTCTTTCCTTTAACGCAAGCGCATCAAGCGTGGAGCTTGCTGGCGTTGCGCCGATTAACTACGGAACGCCAACTTTTACGGATCGGGCGTGGGTCAACGTCATCAATGCCGACATCGGCCTTTACGTCACAGCATGAGCGGATGGTCAGTAGAGGTTAACACCGACAAATTCCAACAGGCATTTGCCAAGTTTCAAGCGGCCAGCAAGCGCAGCATTGCCGCCAACTTGAAACAGCAAGCCAAATTGCTTGTTGTTGATATTGCCAAACGAACTCCGCCCGGAGGCTTTGGAGAAACAAAATGGTCGAGGATGGCGGGAGAAATAGCGGTCAAGCGCGATATTGCCAAAATCATGCGTTCCTCGCGCAGTCCAAAGGCGCGAACAGATCCACGACGAATTCATGGTGAATACAGGCGCAGCCGTGGCAGGGTTAATACCAGCCTGCGAAAAGGCGGGCGGGATGAGAGGTTTCGCGTCGATGCCGCAACGCTGAAAATTTACATAGATCAAGTAAAGCGCCGAGTTGGCTACATGGCGGCAGGATGGGCGCAAGCGGCAAGATTTTTGGGCGCGTCTTTGCCCGCATGGATTACCCGTCACTCGGCGGTTGGCTATGGAAAGGTCAACATTAGCGGCGACGATATTGAGGTCGATTTAGGTAACCGAACAATTTACTCCGAATCGCGCGGATTGGTCGAACGCCGAGCCAGCGCAGCCTTAAAAACCCGCTATTGGGCGATGATTAAGCGCGTGGATTTTGCGGCCAAGCAAGCGGCCCAAGAGGCTGGCTTTGAGGCAACGGCAAGCTAAGAGCCCGATTTGACACATTTGCCAACCGTATGGCTATTACCTACGGCTCTGGAGCAGGGTTTTCTCGGCAAACGTCCAAGACGTTTGAATGGTTGCCAGTGCAGGACAACACTGGAGCAACAGCCGACAACATTCTCAAATATACGCGCACCGAAACGGCCACGGAAACCGTGACCTCAACTTTCGGCGCTCCGACCATAGATTCGCTGGAGGTGCTGGACGCCTCTGTCATCTGGAACGTGGACGAACAAATAATTGAACCCTCCACCAGCGGCACTGCGCCTCCAGCGGCTCGCTCTTACAACCCTCGCGCGGAAGCCAGCGCGACTGTGCTTGGTGCATTTTCAAGCAGCACGTTTGAATTGGACGGCACAACTTTTGGAACGGTGTCTCACGAAAAAGCGGAAACTGCCGGGGATGTTGTAAAAACTTCGCTGCGCGGAATTTATTACGGCGCGGGCGGTAGCCTGACAGTCGGAAGCATTGCCGCAGGCGGCACGATCCGCACAGAAAAGCGGTGGAGCAATACCGATTTCTTGCGGACAATTACAACCACCGTCGCCTTTAGCGGTTCGTAACCGCAAGCCAGCATGGACTCGCTGGCCGCAGAGGCGTTTCTAAACGCCGAGCATCGCATATACGGCCTGCGGATGCGCCCGCTTTCTTTGGGCCATGCGTTTGCCTTAGAGGCGCTATCCTCTCCTTTTTATCACGGCCAGCTTGGCTCAGAGCAAGAGTTGCGTCTGGCTGCATGGATCTGCGCACATGATCCTTTGACGGTTCCGCGAGCTTCTGGCTGGCGGTATTTGGCGTGGAATCTTGCGACCAAATATTTCGATTTTGACCAGCAAGTCAGCCGATGGGTTGTTTATTCAGCCGACTACGTTGCCCCGCCGCAAATGTGGTCAAAAGTAAAAACTAAAGAAGAAATCAAACAGTCTCGCATCCCCGGAGCAATATCTTCTGTGGTGCGCCTAATGCGTCTTGGCATGACAGAAAAGCAAGCGTGGGCAACCCCGGTTGGAGCGGCCACTTGGTATGAGGCGGCATATTTTGAAAGCGAGGCCGGGACTGCATTGGACATCGTAACTGACTCGGAGCGCACGGCGATTGCGCGGCACAAGCAAAAGCAAAAGGCTAAATCTAATGGCTGAAGTAAACGTCAAAATCAAAGCGCAAAACCAGACTCGCACTGGTTTTCAGCAGGCCCTTGGAGATGCGCGCAAATTTGGGTCAGAAGCAAATCGCTCTCTGAAAGGCGCTTTTGCATCTATTGGTAGCGACATAAGAAGCAGCATCGGCGGCGCGCTGGCTGGAATTGCCTCGATTGGAGCCATCAAAACAATCGTTGATCAATTTGGCCGCATTAACGACCTGTCCCAAACTTTTGGCATCTCTGCCGAGGCATTGCAGCGATTTGGGCAAGTCGCCGCCGAATCGGGCGGAAGCATGGAGGAGCTTGCGCGTTTTATGGCGCGCGTCGAGCGCAGCGTTGTTTCGGCCCAAGGCGGAACGGGTGCGGCAGCGGAAGCGTTTGCCGCGCTCGGACTTAGCGCCAGCCAACTACAACGATTGTCACCAGAGCAAAAACTGTTGGCTATTGCAGACGCGCTGGCGTCTTCCTCTGACCAAGGGCGCGCCCTTGCGGCCACGTTTGATATTGGCGGAAGGGGCGCGCTGAATCTGGTCAATTTTCTAAAGCAGGGCTCTGACTCCATTAAAGAACAGGCAAGCGGCATGAATGTGGCCTCTGCGGATATTGTCGCCCGCGTTGACGAGATCGGTGATAGATTTTCGCGTTTGGGCCAGCAAATAAGCGTTGGGCTTGGCCCGGTCATTGCCAGGCTTGGCTCGGCATTTCTGGCTGTTTTTGAAGTTGTTAAAGCGGGAGTCGAAAGGCTGGCGTCATCAATCACAACGTCGATATTGGCGGCTGGTCGAGTTGCCACAGGAGACTTTGCGGGAGCGGGGCAGCTAATGTCACAAGAGGCGCAAGCAGCGCGGGACGAGTGGAATCAGTTAAAGCAAACCCTTTCCACTGTCACAACGCCGCGAGTTCGCGGGCCGCAAGGACTTGGCGGGGCCGCAGAAGGCATTGACGGCACAAGCAACAGCGCATCCAAAGCAATTGCCGACGAAGCCTCAATGCGTCGGCAAATTGAAGAACAGCGGCGAGCAAATGAGCTTATAGGATTGTCGGCAGAACAAGAGCTTGTCGCGCTAAAGCGCGAGCTTCGTTCAATGGAAGCGCAATACGGAGACGAGCTTGGCAAAAACAACGAGAAGGCGCTTCAGCGTTATCGCTTGCTCGGCCAAATCAAAAATCTGGAAGACCAAATAGCGCGAGCGGCAAGCACAGAATTTGGCCCCGGAACAGCCCAAGCGGCGGCGGGTGGGTTTCGCGTTGATGCCGCTGAGTTTGCCAGACAGCAACAAGAGGAGCTTTTGCGGCAGGCGCAGTCGGCCCGTCCAGAAATGATCGGATCGACAGGCGCATCCGCCCTCCAACGCATCGGCTTTGCCTCAAACGAGTTTTTCGACACCCGCCGCTCGCTTGGCCCGGCAGAAATTGTCGAGGCGATCAAGCGCAACGCGGCATTTACCAAAGAAGTGGCAGACATCCTCAAAAAAGGCGAACCCTTAGTCTTGCCCTCATCCAACTAACTCCTATGGCACAAATCGAAACAACAGGCGGCGGATTTCAAGACAGCGGCGACAGGAAAGTCATCCGAAAGGTTTACGTTTCCACGGGCGGGGGGCTCATCAATATTCCAGCAAGCGAACAGGGTTTCCCGCTGTCCTCCGTCAGCGCCAGCGAAGAACCCGGCGGCATCCGCCGCGCCGTGGCCGAATACTCTCAAGGCGGCGAGGGGGGCGCGTCTTACAACGCTTACGGCAAGCGGGTCGAGCTTACGGGCGGGACGCGGGAGGTGCCGATTCAAACGCACGCATCCTTTAGCACATTAACCGAGACACAGTTGGCCGAGGTTGAGACGGCCATTGAAAACAAACAGCCCGACGTGTGGAAAAGTTTTGATGACGAAAAGCAGCAGCTTCTCTACAACTTTCTTCGCAAAAAAGTTGAGTATGTGTTGGCTCCCGCCATTGTTGGGAGAATTTCGCAAATAGAATCCACCCTGCCGAGCTTGACCCCCATCGCAAAGCGAGCAAACCCATCCGAGCTAAATGCTCCACCTAAAACCTTCTGGGTTTGCACCGCCATCACGGCCAACCCTATCGGCACGCGCTACGAAGTCACCCGCGAATACACGCTCAACTTCAGCGAGTCGGATGATGTGGAGCTTCTCTACGGCTGGAGCTAACCCATGTCCGACTTCGCGCAAATCCGATTCCTGCCCAACAGGCCGCTCTTGCGCGAACTGAGCGCGGATCGTCTCAATACGATCCTGCAAGAGATTAAACGCAACAAGCCCAAGGGCGAGCGCGGCATCACGGTCAGGCAAGACGGCACTGGCACCTACATTGGCCTCGCCGCTTCCCTGCCACGCGGCGGCGGCACCTCTACCCCAGCAACCACACACCCATTCCAAATCACCAGCTTCGCAGATCCCGAAAGCGATCAAGAGTCACCGTCTTATTTGGCAACGGTGCGCCCCGGAGCTATCAACCAAATCATTTCAGCATCGCATTTCGACGGCGCTGATCTTGCCCAGATTTCCATAGACACCGACACGCTGACTTACGTTGTTCTGACCGCCACGTCCAACGGCAAGGAGATCACCAGCGCCACGATTTCTACGCAAACTGAAGCGCCAGAGACGCAGACCCCCACGCTTTTCGCGCTTCCAACCGAAATGAAATACACGCTTGGCTTGGTTTACAACGACAACGCTCACCAGATCATTACGAACAACATCAATGTGTCGGGCAAGATTGTTTACACTAAGGACAGGGCCACGGCAGCACAACCGGGGCAACTTCCTTTTGAAATTTGGTATGTCTGGCAATGATCTCGTGGACGGAAACCGCTCCCTACACGGCACTGACCAGTGCGTCTTCGCATTCAGCGGGTGCAACATACGCCTCGGCCAGCTACGGCAGCACAGGCCAAGCCCTAAAAATCACCAGCGCCGACAGCGACGGCCTTACTTATATTACCATAACAGCTTCTGGGTCATCTTTCGTCGATAAAACAACTTTCCGAAGAACTACCTCCACCAGCAGTTCCAGTTATGTCATGACCGATGCCGCCAACGGGGCGCGGACTGAAAGCAACACATTTGAATCGGGCTTGACAGAATACTACGACGGCGGCTCTGACATTGTATCAACATTGGAGCCCGGCTCCTCCTCGCGCCAAGGATCAAGCGCCACGCGGCCAAGCCAAACAACCACTGCCACAACCGTCTTTGCTGCTGGCTCTATAACAGCCACAACAGCCGTGAGCGGCACCGTTGCAACAACGACACTCCGCAGCGGATCAACTGCGCCGACCATAAGATTTACGCAATCGGCCTCGACCTTCACCACCGCAATAGCAACGCAAGTAAGCAAAGCCGCCACGCAAACCACATCACTGTCCAGCACTTACACCAACTACGGCAATGGCCCTTTCGGGGGCGTGGGTCGCAGAACAAACATCATGCCAGAGCCGCACGAAGTGATTTGGGTAATGACAACCACAACCAGCGCGGCGGCGGAACTGACTGCGATTGCGACCTCTTACACCAGCTCGTTTAGCCTCTCGCCAATCACATACATCACGGCTCGCCCCGCCGCCATCACCACCGCGTTTTACGAAGTCAGCGAAGAAACTGTAGAACTAACAAGAGCGACCACCGCGAGGTCTGGCATTACGCAAACACGCGCTTTTCCGCAAAATAATCGCTTCCCCATGCAAACGTATTCCGACATTCGCAATACCGAAACAACCGTATCGACGGATGTTGGCTCTGTAGTAAGGGCGCGGGTGTTTGGAAGCAGCACCACGCACCCCGGAATCGGCGTGACAACAATGCAGGGCCGCTTCGGTGGGCTCACTTACCACCAAGAGTACACGACAACAACAACGCGCTCAAAGTTTACGGACGGATTGAGTTTAGAAGAAGGGAGGAATAGTTACTCTACCCAATACAATGATGGCCCTACTTCTGTGACAGAAATTTCACTGGGTTCGGCCACGCTACAAGGAAGTGTCGAAACTTGGGGCTTGGCGGCCATCGACAACAGCAGTCCTGTTTCGGCGATTGAAACCGCTTTCACGGACGGCTACGCGATTCTGACCAATGTAACGCAGCCAGCGACTCTTTTGGGGCTATCCCCTGCGGTTTCCGTATTCATGCCCATCGTCACCAATCGAGCGTGGCCGCGAATCATCGCACCGCAGCTTGGAACCAACAGCCTTGGCATTTCGCAAGGAAGCTCGACGTGGTCTTACAATCAAATCGGCGTAACTCAAAGCAGTGTGGGAACGGCCCCGGACGCCACCATTGTCACAACAAGCGCATCGTGGACTCAAGAAGGGACGGCTGGCACCGCGCAGTTCGATGATCCCCCCGGCAAGCCTGGCGCATTTGTTGAAGCATTGGGACTCTTGCGCTCGCCAGTGACGCTTTTTTCTGGAGAGCGCGTGGGGGCGCAACGCATCGGCGGCGTGCCCGCCACGGGCGCAAGCAACATTAGCGCCGTGATGCCTCCGGGAAAATATTTTACGGCAACGGGATCGTCTTCGACTTTTGTGACGTTCAATTCGCCAACAACCCTTGCTGGAACCCTGCAGACGGCCTTTATTCCACAGCCATTGTTTATTGCTCTGGAAAGAGACACCACGCAAGGCGTATTCAATCCTGCGGGAACCTTATCCGCTTCCAGAAACTTGCTTCCCTACAGCAGCACCTTCTTTCCGCTTTGACATAGGCCACGCCACCGAGTGCTGGCTATAGCTACATACGCGACCAAGAGCTATTTTTACTGCTGGCCGCAGTTTTTGAGGCGCATCGCCGCCGCAGCCGGGCATCACGCCGAAGCGCATTTTGTTCTGGCGACAGACCAAAGTGACGAGGCCAAGCAGGCCGTCGAAGCAGCGCGCCACGAACTGCCCGAAGGGTGGAGAATCCAAGCCATTACCCTGCCGCTCGATGACGGGGGAGCCGAGGGCAAGGACTACAAGGTCGAGGCGCAAATGCGGATTGCTGCTTTGCAGGGGGCCGCGTTTGCCGCTGCGAGGAAGATCCGCGCCACCGCCCTGTGGAGCGTGGAGGCCGACAACCTTGTCCCGGCAGACGCGCTCCGGGTGGCCGAGTGGGCGCTGACTATGCCGCAGGCGGATGGGTCAAACTTTTACGATGTCGCGGCGGTCACTTACCCGAATGGATTATTCCTCGGAGGCAACGGCACCCCACAAAATCCCATTGCGGAGGACTTCACGGAAAAGGAACGCAAGCTACCGCCGCGCCTCATCCGTGCGCTGGAAGCCTGCCGCGAGCGGCTAAAGGACTGCAAGGACAAGGCCATGGGCGAGCGCGAGGGCAAGCGGTTGGGGCGTCTGCATGAGCGCGTGAAAAAATGCCCGCCAGACGGCAATGTGTTTGAAGTCACAGCCAAGCACGGCTGGCGCAGGCGCGGGTGGATGGACTTTGCTTACCCCGGAATCGGCAGGGGAGCCATTGTCCGATCCGATTGGTGCGGCCTCGGTTGCACACTCCTTTCGGCCAAGGCATTGGCGCTGGCAACCTTTGAGGGCTACGACGGCAGGGGAACACAAGACCTGTTCCTTTGTTGGCACAGATGGCACCCCGCAGGGCTGCGGATTGCCTGCATCCCGCATTGTGTCGCCGACCATGTAAAGCGGGACAAAGACGGCAAGATCGTCCACCACCGCGCTTATCACGAAACCGAGGGCGAATACCGGGGCCACCTTCGCCAACGGCAACAACCTTGGATGCCATGTTAATTTTATGAAAAAGGAAATCGTCATCGCCGCGCACAGAGAGCGCATTGACTGGTTGCCCGATCATTGGCGACCCATCACCACTATTTACCGCTGCGGGGATGCAAGCATTGGCAGCGCAAACAAAGCTCACCGAGCGCATGGCGACGATCTATACGCGCAGCTTGATCGAATGCGGGCCGTCATGGAGTTCGTCCGCGAAATGGCGCAAGTGAGCAAGCAGGACGCGCCGATGGCGGAACTTGAGTGTTTTGCCGAAAAGCGCGGAGACAACTGCACGAAGGGGCGCGAGGCCGAACAATGGCTCAACCATATCATTTGGCGATACGACACGCTGGCCGATGTCACGGTGTTTTTGCAGGGGCACCCTCACGACCATTGCTATGACTTCAAAAACGTGGTCGAGGATCTTGGCTATGTAACTTTTACGACCATTCCGCGAACGGACAAGCCGGGGACGGCAGGAAAAGAGGCAGAGTTTTGCGGCAAGTTCTGGAAGGAATTGGGGCAGACCGATCTCAAGCAAGTGTGGTGGAAGCCGGGGGCGCAGTTTGCCGCCAGCCGCGAGGCCATCCGATCCCGCCCCCGCGAGTGGTATGAGCAAGTGCAAAAGTTGGCTCGGAGGACTGACCGAAGCGGGGAAATCTGCGAGCGAACTTGGTGGAACATCTTGGGTTGCCCATGTTAGCCGAGATTCGCCCACTCACGGCCCGCTTCGATGAGCGGGGCAGGCTTACCGAAATCTTCCGGGCCTCGGATGACGCTCACGGATTCGGCCAAGCCTACATTACCACTTGCTCGGCGGGCGTGGTAAAGGCGTGGCACCGTCATCGGCTGCAAGTGGATCGTTGGTATTGCGTAGCGGGCGCGGCGAAAGTCGGCATCTGGGACGCGGAGGCCAAGCGGGGCGAGACAGTGATCCTTTCCGCCGACACGCCGCAGCTACTCATCATCCCCGCAGGGTTGTTTCACGGCTTCACGCCATGCCACGGCCACGCCTCGGCGGCGATTCTAAACCTTCCTTCCCGCGAATACGACCCCGCCAATCCCGATGAGGAGCGCCGGGGGCCGCTCGCCTTTCCGTTTCGGTGGACTGTGGACTCGCGCTGACACTTTGACACAGGGGGCGAGGGCAGGGCCATGCGCGTCTACATCAATCTCGACACCAACGAACCCGTCGTTTCGCCCGTCCTTACCCAGCGGGTCAACACGTTCTATTTCGTGCGGCGGGACGTGGTTCCCGTTGAGGTTCAATTCGTCCGCAATGGGGCCGTGGTCGAGCTTGGGGCGGGCGCAACTGGTGCTATCGGCCTCAAAAAGACCTACACCGGGTCATTTCTTGCCAACGACAGCGATTGGACAAAAAGCGGCACGGGCACGGCCACGGTTTACACGTTCGATCTCAACCTCAACACCACTGAGCTTTCTGCCGAGTTTAGCCCTGACGCCTCCACGGATTCAATTACCTGCAAGCTGGAAATATCGTGGTCGGTCAGCGGCACGACCTCCAGCACCATGCCGACGAGCGCGGTGGTTTATAACGATGTGATTCGCGGGACGGAGGGCGCTCCCAACTTTGCCACCGTCATGTCGCAGTTCGATCTTCGCTCTCCTGACAACGCCACATGGCGGATCACCATCGATAACAGCGGAGTCCTGACAGCCACCAAGCAATAACATGAAACACCTTTTCTTCACCCTCCTCCTCGCCACCCTCTGCGCGGCCAACGGCTACGGCCAGACGATCAAGAGCCTCGGATTTAATACGACGAACGGCCAAGTAGTTGCCAACACAACAAATGTTCTGACGTTCAGCAATGCGCTGGCGTTTGGAGCTAATGCCAGCACAACGCTCAATAACCTCGGTGCCTCGACAGGAGTCCCAGATTTTGTAACCGCAGCAGAAGAAATTCCCGCCGCCACAGCTTTGGCACTGGCTGGCCCTGTTGAAGGCGCGTTAGTAAATGTATTTGGTTGGACGGGAGTCGGAACCAATTGGTATGTAGACCTTTTTTATAGAGGGCCAATACGTTCAGCACTCGGCCTGCCCCTCGCAGCCCTCACCAACACCAGCAACGTCACGGCCATGCGGGCGCTGTCGGGCTCGACCAACACGAACCACCCGTTCTCTGGATCGGTGTCGGTGGTCGGCACCAACAACACCAACACGCTCGTTTTCTCAAACGGGATTTTGCAAGCGGTTCAATGATCCACGAGCTTTCAGATTTCTTCACCCGCCCTGCGGTAGCCGTGGCCTCCTCGCTCGGTAGCGTCATCGTCTCGCTGCTTCCGCATTTAGAGACGGGGATGCGTCTCGGAACCCTTGGATGCGGCCTCGCTATCGCCGTGCTGGCCTTGGGCAAAGCGTGGAGGGACAGAAACAAGTGAGCGCGTGCGCGTGCGGCAACAGCTACGACCTGTGCATCCAGCAGGGCGCAACCTTTCGCCGTGTCATCACATGGAAAGCGGGCGGCGCGGCAGTCAATCTCACGGGCTACACGGCGCGTATGCAGATCCGCGCCACCGCAGAGGCCGCGACTTCGCTCATTGAGCTAACGACCGCCAACAACCGCATTGCGCTCGGCGGCACGGCGGGCACGATCACGCTGACCATTTCCGCCGCAGACACCGCCGCCCTGACGGCAGGCCGTGCGGTTTACGATCTTGAGCTTGTCGCGCCTGACGCCACGGTCACTTGCTTACTCGGTGGCGTGGTCACAATCCCGCGCAACATCACCCGCTAAGATGTCCGACGAAATCATCATCGAGACAAGCGCACCCGAAGTCATCGAGGTCGGCGTGCCGGGGCCGCAGGGGCCAAAGGGCGACAAGGGCGACCCCGGTGATGTGGCGGGCCTACCGCTCACGACCACGGGCGACACGCTTTACCGCGCAGCAAGCGGCCAAAACGCCAGCCTCCCGATTGGCACCAGCGGCCAAGTGCTAAAGGTTGCCAACGGCATCCCCGCGTGGGGCAACGAGTCAGGGGCGGTCACGAGCGTTAATGGTCAGACGGGAGCAGTCACGGTTGCCGTCCCATCCGCGTCCTCGACCACTCCCGCCGCCCTCGGAACAGCGGCAGTCGGCTCGGCATCCACGTTTGCGCGGGCCGATCACGTTCATGCGATGCCAAACGCATCAGAAGTTGGCGCGTTGCAATCCGCTATTTCCATTGAAGAATACACGTTCAGCGGAATATCAGGAGTGCTGCCAGCACGTCGAAACGTGCAATGGCAAATAAATTTCATAGTGAGCGGAGGGACGCGAAACTTGTTTTTCCCAGGATCGGCGCAAGTTGGTGATCGCCTGCGCGTTGCTCTGACCGTTCCGGCGGGAACCACGCTGAATGTGATTAAACCAAACCCAGGAGCAGATGTGACGATCGCCACATTGAGCGCAGGAACGCGCTTTGTTTATTCTGCTCAGGTTACGCAGTTAGTTGGCGGAACCCCGGTGTGGCTCAGTATTGGCGAACTATCTGCCGCTGTTGGCGCATCGCCATTGACGAGCTCAAGCACGGGAACGGTTGGTCAATTTAGTTTCAGCGACAATTTTATGTATGTCTGCATTGCCTCTGACACTTGGAGGCGTGTGCCAATTGCCGCTTTTTAATTTATGGCACTCAACGACATCAAGGTTCCCAAGGAAAACGCGAGCGGCACGTTCGACGAAGTTGTCTTAACGCCAGCGCAGATCGGAGCCGTCAGCACCTCCGACAGCCGCCTCACCGACTCCCGCACCCCAAGCAGCACCCTCGCGCACAAAGCCTCCCACGCCACAGGCGGCACGGATGCGCTGGCTCCGAGTGATATTGGGGCGCAGTCGATTTTTGCAAGATCGGAGGCCGATGTTCCTGTCTCTGGCCCGCTACAACTTTCCGCAGCGCGAGCCGCGATTGTTTCTGTCACCAATAATCGCCCCGAAGCGCGGGATGTTTATTTGCCGATGACGAGCATC